CCTTGAGTGTCAATATAAACACAAGTGCCATCGCCGATAATCTGTCCAACTTCACAGAATGAGCCTTCTGCACCGTTAATCATTTCTAGAGCATTACCACCAAACAGCGATGTAATAGCATCGGCCTCAATACCGCTTCGAGATGTACCATCAAAGCTATAAGCGGTCTCACCCGCTAGCAAAGAAGTCACACCCTGAATAACTACACCTGAAGTATTTGCAGCTTTATAAGTAGGGCCGCTTGCCATATTGCCATCCGCAACCGTTACTGTAGGCATATCAACCTGACACCATGCAGAAAATTCAACAGTGCTTACAGGGTCATAACGACCACGCGCTAAAGATATTGCTGCAGCCTGGTCGCCTTGTGATGGAGGCGGATCAAGATTAGCTATCCGAGAGGCTAGCTCTTCAAAGGTATTTAAGCAGATAGGGCACTCATCGCCTCCTGCCTTGTCGTTGCCTGCTTTAGATATATAGAGTGTTCTAGGCTCAATGTCGTGCGGTATAAAAGTCATTGTCTTGTCCACTCGCTTCCGTTGTGGTTAATCGTATAAGAGGCGTATTGCGATGTAAGGTTTCTAGTGGCAGACCCATCAACATTGTTTCCATTGCCATCAATTATCAACTGATTTAATGATGAGTCATTTTTCTTAAATACAAAATTCCCTTTCAAGGTAGCAGGAAGAATAAAAATTACATCGCCATTAGTTGTATCTGCTGTATAACAGGCAACATTCCCGCTTACAGTAACTGGGCTGTCAGTATCATCAACAGAAACAAAAGGAGGCCATGGATTCTCAACACCTTCACTACCTTCAATAATAGTAACGCTGACTGTGCTGCCATCATTACTAAAGAAACCGATAGCACTAGCATCTGAAGAGGTGACAACTAAAAAGTCGCCATCCTCAATCTGAAAGACCTTATCATCAAAATAGCTAGCAACCTGTATATCTGCTAGCGTATCTGATGTCCTGTAAGACCATACTGCAGAGGCAAGCATATTCTCGCCCCCGATTGGCCCAAATCCCTGTTGATCGAAAGACATTTTTTATCCCATCATTGTTTGATTATTACCTGGATAAGCCCTTTCCAACGCTTCTTGTACTTTCTTGCGATAGGCCGGATCGGTAGCCATTCTACGATTACCGTTATCATCCAATGCGAATTGCATATCTCTAAGCGCAGACTCATCAAACGCAGGAGCCGGAGCAGCATTAGGCTCCATCGGTGCACTACGTGTCATTGCTATCATTTTTTCCATTAACTGCACAGATTCCGCAGATACAGCCATACCCTCAAAAGACTCAATCATATCAGGCGGCAAGTTAACATTAGCCCACTTCGATAGGTTCTCAAGGCGAGCAGTAGCATTATCACCCAATGCGGCCATTTCTTCTGCCCTTGCCTCTTCATAGGCTTGCTGCTCGGATAGCTCAACCATACCAAACAGCTCAACCATTTTATCAAAGCCTTCCTGATTCATATTAGAATCACCGGCAAAGTTAACTATCTCTTCATACAGCGGATGCTCGTTATCAAGCTCAAAGCCATTTTCTGCCAATGTTTCAGATATATTTATTGCGTACTCATCAGGCTTGCCAGTAAACGAACCAAAGCGGCCCTGAAGCTCACCATAAGCTTTGGCTTGTTCAAATGCAGACTCTTCCATGGTGCGGCCATCTGCTTTGTACTTATCTAATACAAAATCAAAGTTATTCTCTACCATTGAGGCAACATCGTCAGCAGCACTTGTTTCCGGTGCAGCGTCTACGTTGGTATCTACTTGGGTATCTTCACTCATTTTCAACTCTCTTTATAGTTAATAGGATGTTTCGAATAAATTGCTTCTTACCTTCATTGATTGCACTGAAAGCCGGATCAATACCAGGCTCTACAGTAGGCTCCATTATTAATATCTCTTTCCATAAGGCGATTAACTCAGCCCCCGCATCATTCTGACAAAAAGCTTGATGTATAAGATAATCAATCCGCTTACCCTCTTCAGTCTCCTGCTCAGGCATACCAAAGTTAGCGGGAAAGATATTATCAAAGGCGTTATTCTGTTGATTGTCCACCTAGTTGCTCCACTGATTGCTGTGCTACTTGTGCTAACTGCTGTCTTTCCGCCTCGCTTCTGATTAACTCAGGCGGAACACCTAGCTTCTCTGCTGTTATCTTTGGATAATCCTCTATCTTAACGCTACCCATAATAGCCTCAGGCGGCATAAATGATGCTAGATCACCCTTCCATACTTGGATATTCTGAAAGTCCTCTAAAGCTTCAGACTTGGCAAGTGGAGATTGCTGACGAATAGTAACCTCTTTGCCATCTATCTTTAACTCAGGAACCTGACCCAAACCACTAAGAATATCCATAACTGCAGCTGTTAAAGGCTCAATAAGCTCAGTCTTTAAACGCCCAAACGATGCACCAGCATCTTTAAGCATCTCTTGCTGTCTTATCATCATCTCAGTAGCTGAGCGCACTGGGTCAGTTAACTCACCCATAGGATCAGCAAACAAAGCCTTTCTGATGATAGTCTGCGTCTGCTCTAGCATTGCATCACCTAAGCCAATATTACCGCTAGGCGTTAAAGGTGTGAGTGATGGGTTTTGATTAGAGTTAGAGGCTACAGGAATGATTGACCCAGGTGCTATGCGTACCGTGTGAGGATTAAATATCCCATCAGATACACCTGTATAAATGCCACTCATTTGAATAGCAGCGTTTCTCAGCATGTATTCACGGATAATATTAGCAGTGCGGATGTCAGGCAGCATTTGAATGACAGGCCCCCGACCAAATACCTCACCTGGCGTTACATGCCATCTAAAGACAATTAACCGCTTAGTCTTAAAGCTCTGCTCAAATAGAATCTCATTCTCAGCAAGATACACAACTTTATGGTCGTACATTGAGGTTTCAGGGTTATAGCATTGGCCATTCCATATCGTGATTTCTTTAGCGTCAGGCTTTTGTGCCATCTCTTCTAGTTTCGGAGTAAGCTTAGCTTGAGGCCATACACGTTTAATATGCTCAGGTTTCATCTGCTGCTTACGCCATACAGAATCAATTGCACCGGCTGCAGGCTTCTCAGGGTATAGCTCAGCTAGTGGAACATTAGTAAATCTTATAGGGTCAGTCTTGCCGAACTCATTCTCTTCTATAAGAATTGCACCTGTACCAATTGAAAGGTCAATCAATGAAGGAGCTAGCTCAGTATAGAAATTAGAATGGTTTAATATGGCAAAGAACTTCTTAGTGATTTGCTCGAGTAGTTGATTAGCTTCGACAGCCTCTTTCTCATCAATCTCATCACCAGCTACAAACTCCATCCACTGAGACCATGCAGGCATCATTGAGCCTTGAATACGGTTAGAGAATTGTTGAGCACCTATAATGGCAGTAGAGTCATAGATATGGCGATTCTTTCTCATGCCTGGCGAGTACTCATTAAAAGTCTCTCGGTTAGGTGCAGCGAAATCCATAGCCTCTTGATGTAATGAACGCCATAACTCCCAGTTAGACTCAGCTTGCTTTATGCGGCGCATTACATTTTTAATATCACCCACCTAATAAACTCCTACGACCCTGCTGCGCTGCTTTAAGTTTTTTCTTGCGCGTCTGCTCAGCCTCTTTAAGCTCTGCAGCTTCTTTTGATCGCTGTGCCTCGATTAGCTTCTGTTCTTTTTTCGCTACTTTAGCTTGGCTTTCTGCTATATCCCTTTGGCCTTTTCCGCTTATCGACTCAGCTGTTCCCTGCCATATATCACGGCCCTCTTTCATTCCTTTACGCCACTGCTTTCCAGCCTTCCATGTGGTGTCTTTCATGCCAGCTCGCTCAACCTTGCCAGCCACATCACGAACACCCTTCTCAACTTGCCTGATGCCTAAGTCTTTTTTTATCTTTTTAGCCTTATCCAAGCCTGTCTGTTTTTTGATTTTCTTGAACAGTCCCATTTTTATTCCCCGTTTAATAGTATCGGCATTATAGCTTAATAATTAAACTAAGCAAAAGGCGACCACTCTTGATTAGCTATAACTGTTTGAGTGTTAAGGTCAGGGTTAACTAATGCCTTTCTGCCCTCACCTGCTGACATCAATCCATACTCGCCAGCCTCGCATACATGTGAGTATTTATTCTTATCAGGCTCATCCTTATATCTCTCATCCCCTGCTACCTGTACGCGCTTATAACAAAATCCACCCGCTAATCCTTTCCGCCACATCTTACACTTAGGGCTAATCAGGAAAGCAGGCTTGCCATCCATGCATAAACGAGTGAGATTATTAACAAGGCTAGCCCTTCTTATGTCAGGGTCATTAGTGTGTGTAGGCTGCACGTTTATTCCATGCTTCCACATTATCTTAAATGGCGTTTGCTCGGTTGCTTGCCCTTTTGACTGACCTGATGGATCGCCCCCGCCTACAGCAAACTCAAAGCCTGCATAATTTCTATCAATGTAAGCTTTAAGCTCAGGGGCAAACAATACTGCACTCATATTCTCCGCTAGAAACTCATCAAAACCAATATATCTACCCATAGCAGGATCAAACTGCATAAACGTGCAAGCAGGCGTTCTGCCGTAATCTTGGCCCAATATAATAGGCAAATCCTTTCTAGGCTTATACTCTTCTTTCATACAATGAACGCTATCAACATACTCAGGATAGACAGGCTTGCCGCTCATTACCACGCCATACTCATTGCATAGATTAACATTAATCCAGTCTTTAGCCTTGCCCTCCATACCTTTAAGGTAATAGTCTTTAGGCAAGTTATGTATGTTTTCTGCGTGTTCGTTTACTTTGTAGCCATCGCCATCTTTGAGTAATCCCCCTGGTTGCTTATGAAATCTCCATTCTTTTGGTTTTAGCTCTTCCGCTAGCTCGTAATACCAGTGATCATCATCAGGCGCATTTGTATCGCCTATCATTCCATGCCATGTACAGTTAACTCCGCCTGCAGCCATTGATGGGTAACGGCCATGTCTCAAATCAGCCATGTCAACAATTGCTTTAGGCAGCTCCTTCATCTCATTTAACCAGAAGCCTGTTACTTGTGCGCCCCTTAGCTTCTTTACTGCGTCCGGTCTGTCGAGCGCAATAAACACAAGCTCAGCGTTTACCGTGGTTCCATCTTCTAGATCAAAATCTAATGTATGAGTTGGAGGCTTCTTATTGCCTTCCGAATACTTGCCTAGCTCAGAATATAGCTCTAGCCAGTCCTTTATAGTGGTTGTTAATAGATCGGAGTAAGTGTTTCGCACCGCATACCATCGGGAGGGGCGTATATTTTGAGAGTTAGGCTCCTGTCTACACATACCCTCAAATAGCTTTTGACAGCTCTGTACTGTCTTTCCACTACCTAATGGCCCCATGATTGCCTCTACCCTTTCCCATGAATACATATACTCAGCGAGAACAGGGCCTTGAGGTTTTGTTATATATTCAACCGTTGCCACTTAGGTCTTTTCGTATAACTGTGGTACGTGTAGCAAGCTCACCAGATAGGTCTACTTGCTTTAAATCAGGAAGGGTTTTCTTTAATAAACCTAATGCAGCATTTACTTGCGATTGAGACATTTCATCATCTTCTGCAAGTATATGATTTGTAAGGCGATTTATAAGCTGACTAGCTTGTATCTTCTTACGTGTGTTTTCATCATGCTGTATTCGGTTTTTTCTTGCTGCCATAAGTATCTCGTTAAAGGTTATGGGTTAGTTTTTACTTGCCTCGAAGCATCTCGATTAAGCCGGTTTTGCGCTTGCCTTTAGAAGCTAGACGCTCTTTGTGCTTTTTCATTAAGTCTTCGTATTCTTCTTTTGTTATCTCACCAGCCTCAAGCATTGCTTTGAGGTTTTTAGGATTCTTTGCACCTAATGCCATTACGCTCTCCGTTTAACTTCATCTGCCTTATATTCGTAAGGCTCTAAATTATATTCTTTGACAATGCGTTGATAACCCGTGAAGGTAGCAAGCTTAGCCAAACATGCTTTGAGATTATCTATTTCTTCTAAAGCCTTTGCAAGTTCGTCATTTTTAGCCTTCTTTGGCTTCTTATTGGAGGATGATGAGTCCTGGCTCTTTGCCTGTTCTTCGCTCATGGGCTTTTCTCTCTGCTTGTTTAATTTTATCTTCAATAAAGAATAGCGGCACTCCATTAGATACCGCTCGCTCTTTTGCTGTTCTTATGATGTATTCTCGCATTTCAAGGAACTGCTTTTGCTTAAACCCTGCTTTTGCAAAGGTGTCAGCTATTCCCTCTAATGCTTCTATGCCTTCCGCTATCGACTCGCTTGAAAGCTTATCAATGGCCTCATCAATTAATTCATCGAAATTCAAAGGCTTAGACTCATAAACGTGTAACATTCAAAAATGAATTCTACCACAAAAACGCAAGTGATAATAATTGCTACATCTTTTACTGTACTAATTGTTGATTTTACTTTATCCATCATTTTTTCCTTTTCTAATTCTAAAAATAATTTCTTGCTGAATTTCATTAAATATCATGCTGGTAACATGCGTATCATTATATAGCTCTATCAATTTCTCAGAAGATATATCACTTAAACTATCACCCGACATAACAAGGATCTCTATAGGTCTTAACTCCCTATTCTTTTTAAACCACATAAAACCCTCCTTATTGGGTAATTAGCTTTTGAATATCGTTTGAAAAAATATTTCTTTCGTCAAAATGAATATGCTTAGAATGCTCTTTGTTTGCCTGTCGGTTCATCTCCTGGTAATACCGATCATGCGCTCTAGCTAGATACAAAACATCTTCATACATTTCATCCAGCGACTTCTTAGCAATAAAGAATCGGCCCTGCAATCTGTATTGCTCTAGCTCATCCATTTTATCTTCAAAGTATTGCTGTCTATTCATAATACCACCCTCTCTTATAACACTGATTAGAACCGAACAGGCAAGCTGTCGGTTTAATACCTGTTAGGCGGCAGCAATTCGCACATCTTTAAGCTTCTTTTCAAGAATGCGTATTTTGCTTTTCATTTCAGCAAGAAGCTGAATATTGTCCCTATCAAGAAACTCTTTTATATCACTCAATTCTACGCCAGCAATGTCTAACTTATGTTTAACGTCAATAAGCTCATCAACACTCATACCAACAATCATATCAGTCATAATTCTCACTCCGTAATGCGCCTAACAAGGCGCTCAAATCGGAACGCTTACGCGTCCGCTTAGCTTTGGGTTATCGCCTAACCCATGTACACCGCATGATTACTGGCACTTTCTTTTCACCTGCCTTGCGGATGTATTTACAGCCTTTTGGGATAGGTATTTGTTTAATGTTATTCACCTTGCTCACTCCTTAGCTTTTCTGCTTTTTCGTTTTCTATCTCAGCCTTGCGCTTAACTGCTGGCTTGCATTCAGGATAAACCCAAACTCTAAGCTCTTTCATGCCTTTAGCCTTGCGCTCTGCAATAAACTTTTTTGTTCGTTCTGTTGAATTCATGGTTTAAATATAGTGAATGTTTAGCGGATTGTCTAGCAAAACAATGAAATTAATCGCAATTAATTATCGCTTCCCTGCATTTATCGAACATATCAGGCGAATATTGCAAAAACTCAAATTCAATGCGCTCGTTTCCCTTATGGCCTGTATGCTTTTCGACTAGCAGCATGTATATCTTATTGTCATTAACGCCGTAGTAATCACATATAAGGTCTTGCATCGGCTTTATAGGGTTATCAATGTCACTTGCCTTTGTTGCGAAGTAGAATTTTATGATTAAAACCAGTTCATCAGGCGGCAATTGATGCATAGGCGGCAAAAGCAAAGGGAGCTTTTTAGAATAATTGTTATACTCCCTAGACTTGAGCATCTTAGAGCCTACAGCCCTAAAAGCTTGATTTACCGATAAAGGCTTAATTGGCAGTTTAATCACTTCAAAACACCATTATCAAACATCAAGATATGTGTATTAGCTAATGCTCTAGCCATGTATCTATCGCGGTATAGCTGCTCGGGGTGATCTGCGTATTTTCTTCGATCGATAAAATCATGGCATTCACTGCAAGCATAAGCCGCACTCATATCATGCTCTTTGCCGCCCATCTTGCCGCCATTGAAATTCAAGTGGGCTAAGATTGTTGTTTCAGGGTTGTAATTGCATACATCTAAAACTTTTACCTGGCACTCTTGCCCTCTTGCACTATTGCGTAGCTTATTCGACTTCACTTGACTCGCTTACCACATAGCTATCAATCGCCTTAATTGTTTGCGCGTCATTGCCTGAAAAGGCCATGCCAAGCATTAACCAAAAACCAAGCCATCCAAATCCGCTACCAATATGACTTCCTAAATTATTCAACCCTATTGCTATCTGCTCTTCTTTATTCATCACTCTCTCCTATAACCCTTACATGATGCGAACAGGCAAGCTGTCGCATATGTTTTTGTTATGTGTTGCTTTCATCTTCAAACTTACTTAGTGCGGTATACAAGTAGTCTGGTATTTCCTCCCAGTCTGTGCCATCGTAATCTTCTATCGCCCAATAAAACTTACCATCTTCTTGCTTAATTTCTAAGCATCCGTAGTAGTTGCCAATTTCTCCAATTGCTCTAGTCATTTCACTATCTCCAATTATTCACACATAATAGCAGGGTTAGCTGCCTAGCGTCATTACTGCCGAGTCAGCGTTTTTGCCGTATTTAGTCATAACAACTTCGGCACGAGCAATAATATCCTCATAATTGTCATGCCTTTTACCCACACCTATCTCTTCTTTTATCTCGGCAACATCCTTCAGTTCAGGCAAGCTGTTTCTATGCCTATCGACATTAATGTTATGTAATACCATCCATATTGAAGAAAGCATTTCTCCGCTTCGATAAGTCGAGCTATCTTTGTTAAAAAATATTTTACAGTCCTCACAATAAAACCCGTCTGTGTATCTGCATCGCGCATTGTGATTGCAGCTAACAAGTCGCTGCACTGGATTCGTCATATCATTCTTCGTTTCACTCATCATTCATTTCTCTCAAGTGAGCTTGTGGTTATTGCTTTATAATTCTAGTGTCATGCTCAGGGCTATTCTGGCAGTACTCATACCACTCTCTTGAGCAATCCATCCAGCCGCCTTCGCCTATTTCTCTGTATTGATATTTCATCCTCTCCCCCCTAATGACTGTGCGTATTTCCTAAGAGCATATTCATGTTCTTGTAAATAGTTAAGATGTTCGGGTGATCCCACGCCTTTGATATAATTTCTAGCGCCTACAATTACGTCTTCAATCACCTCTCTGGTCGATGGCTGTGCTTTTAGCTCTGCTAGATCGCGCTCTAGTTGTTCTATGCGATAATCTCTGTAGGCAAGTTCCCATGCAATATCAGCTTTAGAATGTAGCTTCTCGCCTGTCATTGCGCTTACGTGTTTTGCATAACCACCACTAAAATTATCGTATGCAAAATCTTCATCGAATTGTTTGTACTCACTCATACCTCTACCCTCTTTAATCTATAACACCTACAAGCAACGCACGTTGCAGGCTAGGCGTTGTTGTTTTTATTATCTCTCACTCTCATAGCTTAAACTCTCGCGGCTTGGAAATTCCACGCTCACACCCAAACGTGTAGCAGTAAAGCGGTTTACATTTTCGTAAATCTCGCTCACTTCTTTTGTGTCTAGGCTTGTTGTGGATTTCTTGTTGATAACCGCTAATTGAATTTGTCGCCAGATATCTTCTTTTACGCTTTCCATTGACCATTCAACCAAAGCGCCGTTTTTAAACTTCTCTAATACGGCCAATTTCGATAAACCCGCCTCATTAAGAGCTTTAGCTAACTTATTACAGAAAACATGTATAGCTCGATTCTGTGCGCCTGTGCGTGTCTCTTTCTTAACGTCACATACAACTAAATCACCATCTTTAAACTCAGCGTTAAAAGCCTCAAGGTTAGTAATGTGAGGCTCTAGCTTTCCATCTATGGCTTTGAATACTAGCTCCATTATTTAGCACTCAGCATCATTTCGCTTGCCCTTCTTTGCTGAATCATTTCCTGCTTGGCAGCTTGAATCTGATAACTTTTAAGCATGTATTCACTTGAATAGGCCTGCTTAATCTCAGCAAGCGATAGATTAGGCTTAACAATAAAATCTTTTTTATCTCTCATCTCTACCCCTCCTTACGCACTAAAGACCACTCAGC